ACAAAGCGCGCCACTACCTGGCTCTGCCGCTGGGGAATCGTGGGCGCCGGACCAGCGCACGGATCCGGCAGTCCCAGCGTCGCCTCCCACTCAGGCAAGAGCTCGTAGGCACTTGCCGGGAAAGCATCGACGAGGAGATAGTTCGCGCGCGCGGTCTGACGCTCGTAGCTCGGCGCAAGACCGCTCAGCACTTTTGTCTGGATGGCGTCTTGTGCACGCGGCCACACACGTCCTCGCGGCATCAGGCCTTGCAGCGCTTTCAGGAAATCTGCTGCGGTGAAATTCGGTGCGAGCATGGCCCCTCACACGTAAAGCACGTTTGCGAGAACCGGTAGCTGTCCGAATCCGCTGGTGATGTTTCCTGGATAGGTCGTAGTGGTTGAGCCCACAACACCCTGAATGAGGTTGATCAGGAACCCACCCGTACCGGCAACCGACCGAATTGCGGCCGAAATGTCGTCCCGGTTGATCGTCCCTGCGCGAGGGTCACCGTTTCGAAACAGCACATCGGCAATGGCGGCGAAAATCGCCGCCCGCGTCGCCGTCGTTGCGGATGTCAGCCCGGATAGCGTGATGGTCAGGTTGTTTGCGATCGGCGCGCAGGAATACACCAGCGCTGTAACCGGCTGCTCCGTGACGATCGAATTAGCGACTACGAGCTGATCACCTGTCGCGATGGTTCCCCGCGGAACACCACCGGGCCCCTTGTCAAACTGAGATACCCCGTCCGTGCCCTGCGGGAATCCGCCGTGCCCTGCTTCCGCGTTGTCCCACATCGTGTAGATCACGACCGTGCCGGCGCCAAAGCCGTTCGGCGCGCACCATGCTCGCGTCACGCCGGCAACATCCTTCGCCCAGCCGACGTAATCCTCGACATCGCCGCCTTGTGGCGATTCCTGGTATGCGCCGAGCATCCGATCGCGAAGATCGTCATCGAGCTCGATGTCAGCACCGGCCGAGACGTTCCCGGTCACAGTCCCGGCGGTCTGGATCCCGTCGACGGCCGCGCCGAGCGAGACCACGGTGCCTGTGTCGGCATTTCCGGAAGTGCCGGCAACATCGGCAACGATCGTGACCGTGACCGTTCCACCGGCCCCAACGGTGCCCGTGGTAGATGTCGTGTACGAAACGCCATCGCCACGAACCACGGACGTTCCCGCGCTCAAAACCTTGCCGACAGTTCCCGTGAACTGAGCAGTCAACTGGGCTTGGGATGCAGCCTTGCGATAGACCTTCTTCAGGGCGGCCCAGCCTTCCAGGTGTTCGTCTTCGGCCGTGAATGGCACAGCCTGTTTTGCGATCCAATCGAGGTATCCGAACTGCAAATTCGTGAGGCCGGCCTGGACCTTACCGATCACACGCAGCACCGCAAACCGCAGCAGAGCGTCCGCCCCCGGAAGTGCGGACGAAATGTCTGCCGCCACCTCGGAGATCAAGGTGGAAAGCGTCTTTCTTTGGAAGGGCATATCAGGAAAGTTGGTTCCAAGCCCAGGCATACGCCATAGAGACGTTCGGGCCCGTGGGTTGATAGAGCGTTACCTGCGCGCCGAGGAACGTGTCGCGCACCCACTGCGTTTGCACATCGATACTCGCAACCACGCCATCGTCGACCAGCCATTGCAGAGCCTCGAAGATGTAGTCGCGTGCGTTGTTGAGCACTTCCTGCGTTTGCTTCGAACGATCGAGCAACCACAGTCGAGAACCGATCGGCTTGTCTTCGCCAATGTCGCCCCACCAGCCTCGCGGATCGCCGCTACCGTCTGGAATAGGATCATCTTGGTTCGCCATCCGGTCAGTGAAGATGCTGATCAGCACGGCGCTGGACAAATCGTCCCCGGTTACAAGGGCCGGCGCGACAAATTCCCAATCGCCGCGGCTGTTGTCGACGTCCCAAATTACGGTGATGTCTGACATGCGCTACTCCTGCTGCGCCGGCACTTCCGACGTAATCGTGCTGGATCCGCCCTGCACGTTCTTCACCTGATGGTTGTGGCCGTTGAAGATCACACGATCGCCGGCCATGCTGCGACCCGTCGTATCGCAGTGGTCGACGATGTCCCCGGTACATTCGAACCGTGCGGTCTCGGCCCGAATCTTCGTGGTGTTCGTCAGCGTGATCGGCTTTCCGCCGCCATTCACAACAATTCCACTCGCGGAGAGGTACACCGACTGCCCCTTGTCGTCATGAATTGCGACTTCCCCAGTCGACAAGCCCACAAGCCGATACTTCGCATTGGACGTTGCGATCACGATTCCATCGTTGCGATCACCGTTTTTCGAACCGATGATTGCCTGCGTCCCAGCCGGCGGATTCGACGTGTAGCCGTATTCCGCGAAGCGCGGAATATCCGGAAGCAGCTCCAAGCCGTTCACGCGAACCTGCATGGTCTGCACCTTTTTCGAATCGTCGACGAGCGTGATCGTGCCGCGCGCCATCATCAAGAGAATTCGGCGCGCAAGCCTGTTGAGCTGATCAAGCACTATCCCTCCGCAGGGGTTTGAATCGATTCGTCCATCGGCAGCGTGTCGAGCGCGACCGGCTCGGGCAGGAATCCTTGCCGCGGCCCGAACACGAGCTCGGCATGCGTGCCGTTTTCATTCAGGATGTACGACACTTCAGCGAGCAGGAGCATCGTCCCGTCTGGAACACCCACTGCGCCGGCCGACACCGGGTAGTTGATGTTCGGCGTCCACGGAACGCCGTCTGCATCGCGCCAGTTGTCGACCATGGTGCGGACACGCCGCGATCGGCCGTACGCACGCGATGCCATCCAGTTCACGCGCTTTTCGACGAACTGCCGGTCCGTCGCGCTCTGCTCAGACACGAAGTAAGTCGGCCTGAGCCTGCCCGTTGTGCTTTTCGCGATGACGGTAACGACAGGTAGATTCTCGACACCCTCGTCGTCCGCGCCCATGCTGTATGCACTGAGAACGGCGTTGAACGTACTGAACGTGCCGAGCGTCGTTTTCGTGCAAACGATGGCCTCGATGTTCTCGCCGAGAGCAACGCCGGAATCGCCTTCCTCAGTGCCCGCCGTCGAAATCACCAGTTCACCGCCGGCTCCTTCGTAGACAAGAACTCCGCAATACCGGGCGTAACGTTCGATGACTTCCCACGCCGTTTCGGTGATGCTGACGAGCTGTCGCGGCAGCACTGGAATCTGATCAAGCAATTTCTGCGTTGCGTCGTCAGCAACCATCACCTTCACGGAATATGGCTGAGTGATCGCTGTACACAGGTCTAGCAGCTTCGTGTTCGCATTGATCTTGTCGATCCGACAGGAACAATCAATCAGATCGGCCAGCTTCCCGCGACCGGAAATCCGAACGTCGTGCGTTCGCGGAGTCATGATCGTTTCGATCGTTTCGACATAGCCCGTCAGGACGACGTCGTCGCCGATCGAAACCTTGATCGGGGCGCCCTCTTTGGAAACGAGCTTGAGCGTGTTCGCGTCAGCCGAGCAGGTGAGATCGAACGATGACGTCCCGAATTCGATCGAGCGCGAGATTCGAACGCTTTTCCACCCAGTGAGCGATAGTCCGTCCTGCGTCAACAGCACGCGCACTTCGTCTGCCGCGGGCTTCGCGCCCACGGCATCGACGATACGGTCTGCGTTCGACATCAGAAATTGCCCGGTGAATATGCGTACTGGTCGCCAAGTGGCGCTTGTTGTCGGTCGGTCTTCATCTCCGTCTCAACATTCGGAGACGAAGTCACGTTCGCGCTTGTGCCGGCGGGCGGGTTCTTGTGCACGATCTCGATGCGCACCTTCCCTTGCTCGCCAGTTGCCGGACCAAGCTCACTATCCAATTGACGAGCAATCCCGGCACGCACGTTTGCCTCATTGGGATCTTTCGGGCGCTCGTATAGAGACGAAACAACCGCGGCGGCACCTCCCGGCGTATTCGATTGCATCAGCGCATTTCCGGCGGACTTCTCGTTGCTCTGCAACTCCAGCAGCGAGTAAGCCATTTGCTCTTCGCGAGAGGCCAAAGCGAGAGGACGCCCGAACGTCTTCTCGTAAAGCGCCTGCCTGTCCGGATGCCATTGGAACAGGCCGACAGCCTTTCCGTTGTCTCCGACGGCGCGCTCGTCGAGTCCGCTTTCGCGGCTTGCATTCGCGACCATGCCGATTGCGCGCTCGCGCGAGAGGCCGTGGTTCACGTACCACTCGACCATCGAGCGCGCCTGCTCAAGCTGCGCACCATTGCCGACGGATGTCTTGGTGTTCAGCTGCGACATCGTGTACGGCCCGCGGCCGCGCAGCGAATTCCCGAATCGCTCGAACCCGTCCCAAATACGCTGTTCGGCACCATCCGATCCGTTCGGCTGCGCCTGCGGACGCCCGCGGCCGCTCGACGCATCGAAGAAGAACTGGAT